GCATCAACTACAAGATAATACTTTAGAAAATGTACCAGATAAATTTGACTCAGCATTAATGGGGCACTTTCATAGAGTAGACGAAGTTGATATAGGAACGGGAGCTGTACATATCTGTGGTTGCATGAAGGGTGGAGATGAATATGCTATGCAAAGAGTACAATCTATCAACAAACCAAGACAAATAGTTTTATATTATCACCCTAAATATGGTGAGATTGGTAAAGAAATTGTTTATCTAAATAGATATGACTCTCGTAAAGGTCAATTCAATGACATACTACCTGATGTATGGTCTAAAACTTTTAGTTAATTACGTTTAAAATAGTATAATAAGTACAAGGAGATTTATTATATGGCAATGTCTAATGCACAAGCAGAAGCTTTTACAGCGTTCATTAACGAACTGATAGAAACATTTGCTAATAAAGTATTTGAAGAATCCCAAGCAAGAGTCCCGCAGGTAACGGGAGAGCTAAAAGCATCAGGGTCAATTAAAAAAACCCCTACTGGGATGGAAATCGAATACACCGCCCCATATGCATCTTTAATAGATGGACATGGAGAAGATGCTACCATGGTTTCTAGAGGTCAACAAGTCTTTAGATTCCCAAAAGCTCCTGCAAATGCTAATGGTTTTGTTTCACAGACTGTAGATGAGTTGTCTGAAATGATGTTGCCTCAGTTGATTATAGAGGCAAATATGAGACCTGCATCACAAGAATATAAATTTTTTATACAATAGAAAAGGATAATAAAAATGGTAGACATAGAAAATGTATCAGAGGAACAAGAATGGTTAATCGCAAGGCATTCTAGAATGGTAGGTAAGATTTTAGATTTAGTAGAGGCATCTATGGCTGAAGGTAAGCAATGTGAAAAACTTAAGAAATTACTTCAAGTACCACTGTACGATTTTAGAAATGACATGTTACGTTTACAAAGCGGTGACGTAGATACTAACATCGTAGAGTAGGTTTAATTTTTTTATATTTCAATATAAATTAGTATAATATAAGTGTACATAAATTATAAATATTTTTTAAAGAGGTCGGGGGTGGCTTAGACCAACCTTTTTGAGGTCGATATTAATTTAGTAAATAAACAAACTTTACATTAAGGAGGACATAATATGTCTGACGAAATTCTAAATAGAATTGAAAAGCACATGGAAGGTACACAGCTAGGATTAGCTGCACTATCAGAAGTGTTGCAAAAAATGGATGCAAGAATTGAAGCTGATGATGACGCTTCATACGAAATTGCAAAAGAAGAAGAAGCACAGTTAGAAAAGGAAGAGCTAGTACATGATATTGCTAAAGCAGTATTAATTGAATTAGCAGAAAATCCTTTAGGAATGGATGTAGACGGGACTGATGTAGAAGTTGTAGGTGGAGGCGACCCAACAAAAGGTGCCACTGCTACCCCTAACTACATAGGTGACGCTGACGATTCATCTGAAACTGTTACTCCAAGGACAAAGATAGAAGAACAACAAGCTTCTATTCAAGCTGAGGATGACGAAGATGAAGATGATGAAGACGAAAAAGAAAAAGCATACACTAAAATGGGTATGAACAAAGCTGATGATGATGAAGACGAAGATGAAGACGATGAAGAAGAAAAAGCTATGGGTTTCCCTAAAAAAGAGAAAGCCATGCACGAAGATGACGAAGATAAAGACGAAGTGAAGAAGTTATACAAACAAATTTCTTCATTACAGAAACAAATCGAGTCATTAGACATCTCAAAAGCTGTAAAAGACGAATCCGAGAACAGACTACGAAAAATGGGATTCAAGGAAGAGAATGGATTACAGAAACCGGAATTGAGCAACGTGTTTGGAGCAGATGAAACTCCAATCAAAAAAGCTCAAACTGTGAATGATGTAGTCGACCAACTCACAAACTTGTCTTACAAAGAACTTAGAAAAATGCAAGAGTTCAAGAGACAAGGTTTAACAGAGAACTTGCCAGACGAAATAGCAAATCTCTAAACTTAAACAATTAACTAGTAAAAATCGGAGAAAATAAATTATGCCTTCACTAAGTGAATACATAGCTCAATCGAATAGAGGACTAAACCAGTCTGTATTCGGACCTGAGTATTTATCAAAGGCTTTTAATGCTGCGAACACAGGAACTGCGGATGCAATCTTTACGACTACAGCTGCGGATAACGTGTTTACTTCTACTTTCGGTAGAAAAGTATGGCAGTCTTTGAACAACCAAACTCGATTTTTCAATGCAATCCCAAGAACAGTTTTCGGTAACACCGTTGGTTGGAGGGTGAGAACAGATAGAGGTAGCCAAAGGTCTCGACCAATAACAGAGACTGGTAGCCTACCAGATATCGATGTTTCAAACCTAGAAACAATCTCTAGCTTGCCTAAGATTATTTCTACTTCATTCGGTGCTTCTGTGAAAGCCATGTACACTGCCCAATTAGAAGGTGGTGTCGGTGATGTATTAGCGTTGGAAAACGAAAACGCACAACTTGACCACATCAAGGAAATGAACCAAGAACTATTGCTACCAAACTCAGTAGCAAACATAGGTGCAGGTTCAGGTGTAAGAGATGCTAACGTAACAAATGGTTCTGACCTAAGAGTCGGAGACACTGTTACATTAGTAAATGGTGGTTCAGCTACAACTGAAGCTGAAGCTATTTCTGCTATTTCTGGTACAGATGTTACCATAGGTGGCGACTTAGCTGATACACCTGCAGCAGGTACTTCAACTGTAGCAGATAACCTTTCAGTTACTAATAGAGCTGGTTTAACATCAATTGATGACATCGTAATGATTAACGGTGTAGCAGCTAGTGGTAACGCAGGTGTGGCTACTGCTGGGTCAGCTTACGACTTAACTAAATCAACTAGTGGTACATTCCAAAGAGGTTCAGGTGCATTCAGTGCTGCTTCTACTGTAAAAGGTAACGGTGGTGTTGGAAGAGACCTATCTCTAAACCTAATTGATGATTGTATACAAACAATCAGAACTAATGGTGGAGAACCTAAGTTGATTCTTATGGGTCACGACCAGTACTTTAAACTAGAGAGATTACTTAACTCTCAACAGAGATACATGGGACAGGAAGAGTACCAAGTGGGAGTAGGGTCTGAAAAGACTTTCCCGGGTACAAGAACTGGACTAGTTCTCGCAACTTACCAAGGTATTCCAATCCTACCAGATGCAGACACTACTAAGTCTGAAGAAGCAGCTGGTGGAGGAAAACTAGGTTCAAACATTTATGTTTTGGACACAGATTACCTTGAAATCGCTGTAGCTCAACCTACTCAGTATATTGAGAACAGAGATTACTTCGCAGCTGACGCACTTGTAGTCAGAGGTTTGCTATACACAATGGCAGAGTTCAGAGCTTACAGGTTTGACGTTCAAGCTAAGATTACAGACTTAAACGCGTAGTCGGTTTAAAGTCATAGAAACTAAAAGACTATTATGAAAAGCTGGGGGTAGTTATTAAATTAATTACCCCCGCTTTATGAATGTAAATGAAATGTAATGTAAGGATGAATAATGCAGATTGTATATGCTAACGGAGTATTACAAAGTCTAGATGTACAAACGAAGAGGATGGTTGGAGAAGTGATGACCCTAATAGAAGGTTCATTAACAGATGCTCCAACAACCACTGCGTTAAAGAAATCGATTAAGCAAGCCATGTGGCGAACTAATCGCAATATTCAAGATGACGTGACGAGTATGGCATTTAATACGGAGGAAATAAAAGATGGCTAAACATACTTTTAAACTATCAGACGTAACGCCAGACGCTAGAATTATAGCAAGGTCTGCATTAGGTTATGATTTTAACTATTACGCTGACGCTGAAACATTATTGTTCGGTAGTACAGACGAAACTGCATTTAGAATGCAGAACTTTACACCGGGTACTGGTATTTCAACTGGTACTGGTACATTGTTTTCTGGTAACGTAACTGTCGCTGGTGATTTAATTAAGACTGAAATCGTTATTGATTTGACAGGTCTTAACTCATCTGCAGCAGGAGACATTATTGGTAAAGACGGTGGAACTGCAAACTGTAATCTAGGACAGATTACTGCAGCTTTAAACGGTACAATTATTGCAGGACACATACTATGTCTAGAGACACCAGCAGGTGGAGAACCAGACATTGACGTGTTCTCAGCTACTGTAGGAACTGGTGCGGAAGACACAGCTGTTTCTGACTTAACAGAAACTAAGTTGTTCGATGCTGGACAAGACTTTATTGCTGGTCTATCTGCAAACCAATTCAACGGTGGTGGATTCACTGCATTACCAACAGCTGACGAGTTCTTATACTTAGTCGGTTCTGGTGGTGGAACTGATGACACTTACACTGCGGGTAAATTTGTAATTACACTTTACGGACAACCTGCATAAAAATAGGTTATAATTGAGTAGCCACTCTTAATTGGGTGGCTACCAATATAATAGAAATAGGAGAATAAATACATGTCAATAACAAACGATTATCAAGACTCAGCATCTTTTGAAACGTGGCAATCAGACCCAAGTACTAGAACCGCTGTACAACCATGGGATAGATATGTACCTTTTAGTGGTTCAGTCGGAACAGCTGCAGCAGATATAATAAATGTACATTCAAGTGCATACTACGATATAGACCAAGGAGCGACTACAGCAAACTTAGAATTACCTACTAGTGGTAGTCCCGGCATAAATAGAATTTTAAACCCATCAATAGAGAATGCAACTATATCAGAATTTACAGCAACTGGATCTGCTATATCAAGAACAACTGGAGCCCCATTTATAGGGTCAGCAGAACTTACATGTAACCCAGCAAACTCAGCAGCTAAAGAAGGATTTACTGTCACTACAGACACTTTAGCTGGAGGCACCTCAAGAAGTGCTGATTCATATTTATGTGCACAAGGAATGGTAAGAGGAGCATCAGCATCAGGAGACGCAGTA